TCAACAATAACTTTAATGTCATTAGTAATATCAACAGGATCAGAGTCCTCTGGATATGGGATTGAGTACTTAATTGAGTCTTTTGCCATGATAAATAATTATACCACGCTTAAACTTGACTTTTGTTGCCAAACCTAGTAAAATTATGTTATACTTATCAGTAGACACCTAACAAGGTGTTATTGTTTTCTAAGGAGGAAACTATGATTAAATTTATCGAAAGAAACAAAGAGATCATTAGCACACTCAGTATCGTAGCACTAGTAACGGTTTTGTCAAACTCTGCTAATGCTATCTCAGATCTTGATACTAAAAACAACTTGAGCATAGAACAGGCTCAGACATTGGAAACCACCTCGAAAGAGGTTTTTTTGGTTTCTAAGGCTAAAAAACTAGAGAGTTTTGAAAATAAGACTTCTCTAACAGACATAGAACTAAAACAACTGCTTTCTCTAGTAGGCTTCAAGGGTAAAGACCTTGTTGTGGCTTGGGCAGTAGCAAAGAAAGAATCTAATGGACGACCATTGGCCTTTAATGGCAATCACAAGACTGGAGATTCGTCTTATGGTATGTTCCAAATTAATATGATCGATACACTTGGTCCTGATCGTAGAACCAAGTTTGATCTTGAGTCAAATGCTGAGTTATTCAATCCCGTCAAGAATGCAGAAATAGCATACTATATGACAAACGGTGGAGATGATTGGTCCTCATGGAAGGGCATCACTCCAAGAACCAAATACTGGATGGCTAAATTTCCTAAGTAGTATATAAAAATAATACCCCCTTGGAGAAATCCTTGGGGGTATTTTTTATGTCAAATCCATATCTCTGTATAAATTTTTTAATCCTTTTAAAGTTCCAATATCCATATACTTTCCACCTGGTCTTACCCCTATAATATTTTTGCCTTCCGCAATCCACTCTTTTAGTTGTTTTCCAGGGTGCTCTAATTCTGGATTTAAATATCTAATCATGTTTTTTCTAAATAGCATACTGCCCCACATGTCTAAATATTCACAATTATCGATTTTATCGTCAGACTCAATGACCTTGTCTCCAGATAACAAAATTTGACCTACACGACCTTTTAACTCATCGCCACATTCCCAAACTCCTAAGACCAAATCAGCATTTGTTTCTTTAAACATTTGCTTGTATACATTTCCTGTGGCATTTAAAATATATGTGTCTGGCATTCCAACAAGAACTGTATCATTGTATTCTCCAACCATAAACTTGACTGCATCAGACATTGTTGATGGCTCACGAACAATAAGTTTAATATTCATATCCATGTTTTGAATAATCGGAACCCATTCGGCCCTGGTAGATACTCTAACTTCATCACAAACCTCAAGCATTTGCTCTACATGCCACTGTAGTAAAGATCTTTCATCTGAAATTGGTAAGCAAAATTTTGGGATACCACCAATTCTTGACGCTCTTCCACTTGCTGGAAGAACTCCTATTGTAGCCATCTATTCTGCACCACCTAGCCATTTTGGAAGAAACTTTGAAGCGTTTGAAGAAAAATAATGACGAATTACATGACTATCTTTTTTATCTTCAATGTGCATTAAAACATCATCTTTGTCGAAGTATCTATGAAGATTTCTTGAACTAAAATAGTCAAATACCGAATATTGAATTATTACCCAGGGCAATTGATAGTAATCCTTTTCAGAAAGAAGTGTTTTATATTTTTCTAAAGTGTAGTTAATATATTGTTTCATTGATGATAGACACATGTTTTTGTGCTTTAAAATATTTTTGCTAATAACGGTTATTCCATCATTTATAGCAGGATATATCTTTAATGTTTTAGTTAGGTCATCACAGGTATCTTCTCTGCTCCAAAGAAACTCTGTATTTCCATATTTTTCAAAAAGTTCTTCTGGATCTCTAAAAAACTCAGTATCTGTGTCCATATTAATAATATTATCAAAATCAAAATCTTCTAGGCCTCTAAAAGCATTAACCCACCTATGCTCAACCACTCCTGCACTCCAAAATCCTGGGTGCCAATCTAAACTTATAATATTATCAAAATGTATAAACTCTGTGTTTGGATCTTCTGGAAAATAAACAGAATGGCTATCTGGCAATCCAGGCTTATAAGAATAGTAAATTTTTACACTTATATCTTTATTTATTTTTCTCAAAGTATTTAGTGAATGAGACAACTGCTTATACATATGGTTGTGCTCAATGCTTATCTTTTCATCAAGAACCATAGAAACCACTATTCCATTTTTCACTCTAAATCTCCAAACATAAAAGATATGGCTGCTCTTGGAGTTAAAGATGTTACTTCATGCATAACAGTTTTTGGAACATAAATAACATCTCCTGGATTAAGTGTATGCACCTCAGACTCGTCTTCATCAAATATTGTCCATGTGGCAGAGCCAACAAACTGAGCATAAATGACATCTATGGGGTCATTGTGCTTACTTGTTGTGGGCTCTTTAGTTGTAAAACTTACTGCCCCAAAATATCCAATGCATTTGCTAGGCTTTGATAACTCTTGGTGTAACTGTGTTAGTTTGTTTGCTTTATGTTCAACCCCTGGAAAATTTGTCTCATTAATGTTTTCTAGAGTCAATGTTAGTTTCTGAAAAAAGTTTATATTTCCAATAACCTCTTTACCAAAAACTATTCCGTTCTTTGGATTGCTTAGATCATACGCATCATTAATAGAATTAATAAAATTGTTCCAGGAGTAGTCTTGATTAAAGAAGTCATTTACAACAACTACATTTCCCTTATTTGTTTTCATTTTGAAGTTCCCATTGCTCTTCTGTTATTTGCCCTCTTACCACCTGAAGATATTCTACTCCCTTGGTAAACCACCAATGGTCTGGCTCAGCAAAGTGAAAGAAAATCATAGCAACATGATTAGTTTCTGGGTTAGGAAATTTTTCACGCCAGTGCATTTGATCATTACCATAGTATGCGAGTGCCTGATTTTTATAAAGAGTGTATGCCTTGTCCTCAACAAAAAGGTCCCACGGCTCATTTTGATAAACACACATATCTAGAGTGTAAGTACATGCATTATCATCTTTGTGCTTATAAAGACTTGGTTCAGGATCTTGACCTTCATAATGTGCAAATAGAGTATATGTTGGAAGAAGTGTTTCACTATTAAATATTTCTCTGGCAGTTTCTGTTAATTTGTCTGCCAACTCTCCTAAAATTGGTAGTCCACCATCTCCAATACAGTACCTGCTAAATCCAGGGTCAAAGCCAAAACTCTTAGGATTATCTAAAGATTGTAAAAGTCTTGAGTAATCCTCATCGTTTAACAAACTATCTACTAGTATTGGCTCTATCATCTTAACCAACTAACGACTGCATACCTTTCTCCCTCAGTTACTGGAGACACAGAATGGTTGTATACGTAAGTTGATGGGAAAACTATCATCTGATTTGCTTTAGGCTTAAAAGAAAGATTAAACCTTGGAAAATTTAATTCCCCTCCAGAATAGTTATCGTTAAGATAATACAAAGTTGATACTCTTCTATGGTAATCTGGATGATCATCTATGTGATTTGTAAATTTTTGACCTACCCCATATTTTAAAATTTGGTAAGAGTCATGCCAGGAGCAGGATATTCCATAATTACTTTGATAATTGTTTTCTATAGAAACCAAGTTTTCTAAAAAAAGATTAGCCATAGAGGTATAGAATGTTGAACTTACACTTGAGTAATCATCTTTTTCTGTTTCTGAATATGGAATACTGATGGTTTGTGTGTCTCTTGACTCTGTATTCACATTTGTCTCTACAGCATCCCCAATTCCAGTTTTTACCCGTGCTGCTTGCCATTCTATTTTTGCTGACAACATACCTTCTTCAAGGTCAAAAACAAAAGTTTTAAAAATATCTTCAGGAATTACATTTTCATAAGCCATGATTCCTGGTGCAATTTCGGTTCTTTCTATAGCCCTATATTTATTAAAAATTATTCCTTTGTCGTTTTCCCAAAATACTTTTTCCATGTTACCACTTCCCTAATGGACATACTGCCACTTGCAGTTTTGTTTTGGCTATCATAAAACATCCGCACTTTTTGCATTGTTTTGTTAATTTAATTAGTTCTGGACATGCTTTACAGATAGAGTATCTTTCTTCTGCTACCTCGGCAGAAGCCCACTCTGTTGAGGGGTTTACAATGTCCCAAGGTCTAGTTTCTCCCAAATTTTGTTTATATTTTTGCCAAGGAGTTAGTTCTTCTGACATTTATATCTCCTTCTATAGTTGTTTTATTCTATTATACACTATAGACTAGCATCCGCAATCGCCATTACAACATGATGGGCAAGGCTCATAGCAATAATTTCTGATACATCCAGTACATCCTCCTGTTGGTGTTGGTGCTACAGGTGTAGGTGCTACAGGTGTAGGTGCTACAGGAGTAGGTGCTACTGGGGTAGGTGCTACTGGGGTAGGTGCTACAGGAGTAGGTGCTACTGGGGTTGGTGCTACAGGAGTAGGAGCAAAGAACGGGAAGAATGGTGGGAAGAATGGTGGGAAGAATGGGAAGAACGGTGGGAAGAATGGTGGGAAGAATGGAGGTGCTACTGGGGTTGGGGTTGTCCAGGGAGTTGAAGAACATTCTCCAAAGTTAACTGACCAATAGTAACCGCAACCAGAACACTGTGACTGAGTCAGGATTGATGGATCTGCACAAATATTAACAGGAGCAACTGGTGTAGGAGCAACTGGTGTAGGAGCAACTGGTGTAGGAGCAACTGGTGTTGGTGCTACAGGAGTTGGTGCTACAGGTGTTGGTGTTACAGGTGTAGGGGCAACTGGTGTTGGAGCAACTGGTGTAGGAGCAACTGGGGTAGGTGTATTCCAAGGAGTTGCAGAGCATTCTCCAAACACTGTGCTGTAGTAATATCCACAACTCTGGCATTGTGACTGATTAAGAATTGATGGATCTGCACAAATATTAACAGGTGATACAGGTGTTGGAGCAACAGGAGTTGGTGCTACTGGAGTTGGAGCAACAGGAGTTGGTGCTACTGGAGTTGGTGCTACAGGAGTTGGTGTTACGCTAATACATTCGCCAAACTCAGGTGACCATACTAATCCACATTCAGCACATTGTGATTGAGGAATTAAACTCCAGTCTGGGTTACAAGGAGGTGTA